GGGTTAGGGAAAACTACGCGGGCATGGGGTCGGTGGTGCGCCATACGCCGGTGCATCCCGCGTACGCGCTGTTCGGGTTGCCGAGCATCGTGACGGTGCCATTGGCCTCGCCGTAACAGATGAATGTCGTTTCACCACCGAAAACGGCCACGGGCGTATTGGCGCTGACGGGTCGATACCCTTCGGGGATCTTCTCCTGAGCCTTCGTGTAATTGTTCTGCCCGCTATTGTTGAATTTCACGTTGCCGCCCATGAAACAGATATCACCGATGCGCGTAAGCAAAACGCTGTTGCTGCTGTACGGTACTCGCCATGTCGTGGAACGCTGGGTTAGGGAATCCTATTGCCCGATCAGCGCGCGTTCCCAGATGCTTTGGGCCTCCTTGAGAGACGCGATTTCCGGTCGCAGATAGAATCTGGCGGTCGTCTTGATGTCGGTGTGACCAAGGAACTTGCTGACCACCGCGATGTTGACTCCCGCTTCCAGGGCGTTGGTGGCCCAACTGTGGCGGAGATTCTGCACCGGCACGTAGGGCAGCGACTCCTTTTTGCACCATGAGGCGTAGCGTCGCGCGGCTTGCGGTGGGGTCAGGTCACCGATGATACGGCCCTTCCGGCCGTTGCGGATCTCCCGCAATCGCCGGACGGCGAATCGGGGAAGGGGCAGAAACCGGTCGGACAGTTCAGTCTTCGGCGGCACCACCACTTCGTGGCCGGCCACCCATTGCACTCCACGCTGGATATGAGTGATGCCGGAACGCATATCGATATCCGCCCAATCGACTCCGTACCCCTCTTCCGGCCGCAACGCCAGACACGAGTCCACAATCAGCCAAGCCTCAAGCGCATGGCCATAAAAGCCCTGTAGTTGGCGACGAGTCTGCCCGATGGTCAGCAGACGCGGCACATGGAGCGGCTTGGCCGGCAGATCAATCTCCAAACGGGTCACATCGACCTCTAAGTAGCCCCACTTCGCGGCCTTGCGTAGCATCTGCCTCAACACCGCCCAAGCCTTGCGGGCCGCACCTGGACTCGCGAACCCTGACAGCCACAGCTCGATGTCATCCACGCCGATGTCAGCCAACTCCATGCTGCCGAACACCGGCTCCACATGGCATCGCCAAGCCGACTCATAGCCAACGCGCGTGACCTCGCGCAGGCGCTCGCAATAGCCGACATACCGGTCATCCCAAAACTCTTGCAACAACATTTCGACCTCCGAAAACCCACACGTCTCGCGGCCAATCCGCTCGGTATCACGTGTGGGTTTTCTCACCATAAAGGAGCCCCGCATGTCGCAGTTAATCGAACAACTCGTTGATTGGCTGGTGCCCTTCTTATGCGGTGGCGCGGTCACCGTGCTGGGCCTCATGCGGCGATGGGGCAGAGCGATCATCAACGGGATGCGCGAGCTCCTGCTGTGCCAGTTAGAGGACCTGCGACGCGAAATGGTCATCGAGCACGACGGAGTGGCGGACGAGGACCTCAAATCACGCTCCCAACGCCTCTACGACTCCTATCACTCGCTGGGCGGCAACGGCCACGGCACATCCCTCAACGACGACATCCAATCCGCGCCAATCGCGCCGCGCAACAGAACGTGAGCCCCGCAATCCCGCGAGACTCCAAAACATCTCTGAAAGGAGAACACATGATATTTAATCGCGGAAAGCCACGCCACGCCCGTCCCCGCCGACCATGGGCAACCATGCTGGCCACACTGCTGACGACCATCGCCCTGGTGTTCGTGCCGGGCACCGCGCTCGCCGACAGCGGTATGGACGTGAGCAAATGGCAAGGATGTGTCGGCAGCAGTCAGGCCGCAACCGCCAAGGCATCCGGTGTCAACTTCGCTTTCGTGAAAGTCACTGAGGGCAACGGGTACACTGATTCGGTTGCCGACTGCACAATGCAGTCGCTCAAGGCCAACGGCATCCGTCGCGGCGTCTACCATTTTGCTCGGCCTGATCTCGGCAACAGCCCTGAGGCCGAGGCTGACTGGTTTATCGGCCAAACGCGCGGCTATGTCAACGATGGTGTGATTCCAGTATTGGACTGGGAGCCATCGGGCAGCTACGTGACATGGAGCTGGTGGGCGCTCAGGTGGTTGCAGCGTGTCGAATCCGCATGGGGCGTCAAGCCTCTCATCTACACGTCTGCCAGTGTCATCAAAATGACCGACTGGACCGCAGTGGCCAACGCCAACTACGGTTTGTGGGTTGCCGGATATCCGCGTGGATATACCGGAGAGACCCTGCGCAACCCCGGAGCCGTGCCCTACGACGTCAGCCCTTGGCCATTCGCCGCCGCCTGGCAGTATTCCAGCTCGGGTCACGTGCCTGGCGTCGGTTCCAGGATCGACGTCAACTGGTTCTATGGCGATGCCGGAACATGGGCGAAGTACGCGGGTTCTCAGCCCGGCACCTCCGCCAACCCGGCCACGCCCAGCCCGACACCCCAGCAAGGTGCGCCGGTCGGTGACGCACAGTCCTTGGCAACCGCAGTGATTCGCGGCGACTACAGCAACGACCCGCAACGCCGTCAACTGCTCGGCAACCGCTACAGCGAGGTCATGGCAATCGTCAACCAGCGTTTGCGTGGCACGGGAGGCGGTACAAGTACCAGCGCAAGCTGGTACACCGTGCAACGAGGCGATTATCTGACCTTGATCGGTGCCGGAACCGGCGTGAACTGGGTAAGCATCGCAAACCTCAATGGTTTGCGTGCCCCCTACGTCATCTACCCCGGCCAGCGATTGCGGCTCACCGGTACGACATCCTCCACCTCCGCCGGTGCGGGGCGCTACGTGGTGATCGGTGCCGGTGATTGCCTGTGGAACCATTTCGGCGCCAACAGCGCCAAGGTCGCCGCAGCCAACGGCATCAGCAATCCCAACCAGGTCCGCGCGGGAACGCGCATCTACTACTGATCCAACAGGGCCGCGAATCCAATCGCGGCCCTCCCGGTAAAAGAAGGAATAACAATGTCCGATGAAAACGAACTCAAGAACATCGCCAACCCAATAGGAGTCGACACGTCTGCATGGAGCCCAGCGGCAGATGTGAACCCTGCGGTCCCCGCATGGCTCATCCCCAACAAACTGTATGACATCTTGAAGTGGCTTGCCGCACTCGTGTTTCCGGCCCTTGCCCTCTTCATGGGCACGGTCGGCCCGGCATGGGGACTGCCGTACGTCGATGCCATCGTCACCACGCTCAATGCGCTCGGAGTACTCGCCGGTGCCGTCATCGGAGCCAGCGCACTCAAAGCCAAGTTCACTCTCGCGGCGTGAGCTATATTTTCGGGCGATAGATTGGCTGCAAAGTACCGTGAATAATTCGGTCTTGTCTGGTCTGTGGACTGGGCAAGGCCGAATTTCGCGTATCATCGATCAAACCAGATTTTGCAGGTCGTCGTTTTATTGATATCTTGGCCGTAAGAACTCCTCACATGAGGGATTCGGAAAAAGAAAACCGGTAGCATGACCATAGCATGACTTCGACTGGCGGGATATGCGACAAAGCCTGTGGTGCAAGGCGCGGAAGCGTTCGCGTAATCAGTCTTCCAAACTGATTACGCGGGTTCGATTCCCGTCATCCGCTCCACTATATAGGTTTGTGGCTAGGGTACTACCCACAACATTGCCCGTAACACCACCGCCCGCAACAGAACACGGCCTTGGTGAGTCGTATGTTTGCGTTCACAGAAATTGCATGCAGTATGTCTCCGTGTATGCGTAGCGGTATGTGATACTGCACACATGCGGAGCAGTGGCATACTGACGGTCGTCAGTAACTCCGGCCCCCGCGCAGCGGCGGCAAATCCGCCTCAGTTCCCAGATGGTGGGACCGGCACGCCCCGTCGAGAAGAAAAGTGCGTTATCGCAGGGTGGATGACGAGGGTGCCACTTTTCAAAAATTCCAAGGTTCTTTTCAATGTCGGGTAAGAATTTCCCTCTACCCGGGTGGACGCATTCGTGCTTTTTACTTAATAACGTAACGCCTTATAAGCGTAACGCCGGGTTTTGGCGTACGTGATCGTAAGAGACAGGCAAGGTTATGAAGAGAATTGCAGAATGGTTCGCAGCGGTAGGGGCCGCAGCGGGCAGGAAAGGCAAACGGTTAGTGGCGATCGTTGCCGCCGTGGCGATGCTCGGTGGCGTTGCCGGTGTGAGCGCAACCGCTATGGCCGACGATCAGTCTGCGGCCGATACCCAGCAGACCACTACCACTACCGAGACCGAAACTCCGGCAGATACCGCCGATGGTACAGGTGCGACTGCGGGTACTGATGGCACGACCGGCACCGATGCCGCTGCCGGTGCCGAGAATCAGAAGGATTCGGCCAATGGCGATGCCGCTGCCACTCAATCCGGTGACGCTGCGGCCGACGCCAATGCCGACGTCTCCGCTTCGGAGCTTGCCAAGCAGGCTGCTCCGGCTCCGGCGAGTGTGGATGCCGTGGCAGCGCGTGGGGCGCTTCCGAACATTCTCGATAATGTGCCGAGCACGAATGGCAGTATCAAGGTCAACCTGTTCGATTACGACACCAACGGCAAGAACGACAACATCAATTACGCGTCCGGCAGTGACATGCGTCCGTTCAGGTTTGGCCCTTCTGATTCGGTGCCCGGTCATAGTCTGAATGCTTGGACCGGCAATAACGGTGGCCTGTATCAGGGCATCGTCTCCTCGGATTTGACGAGGGACGGATATCCGCAGTTGGCGAGTGGATCGACGTCGCTCGGTTACCTGTTCGGCGGGGAGAACAATGTCAATGGCTTGGCCGATAGTCATAGGCACACGGATGTCGATGGCCTGTTCCAGAAGGATGATAACGGCTATTACACGTACGACAGCGCGAGCAACTACGCGCAGTACAACAGCG